AGGCGATCAATCTGACCCTGCTGTTCGGAGCTACCAACATCGTGCTCGTCGGCTTCGACATGAAAACTGTCGATGGCAAGCGCTATTTCGACAAGCCGCATCCGTCACAGAAGACGGCGCCCGGGTACACGACGTTCGCACCGATCTTCGACGGAGCCGCGCGCCGGCTCCCTAGTCACATACGCATCGTGAATGCGACGGTTGGATCAGCCCTGAAAGCGTTCTCACTGGTGAACCTCGATGACGCTCTCTCCCATCAGACTTGAGGTCGAGGCCCTGGTTGGGTCACCTCTTCCAATCGATCTCGATCTGATCAAGGCCCACTGTGCCGTTGATGGCACCGACCAGGACGACTTGCTCGAAACCTATCTGTTCGCGGCCATCAACGCGTTTGAGAACACCGCGCATCGCGCCCTGTTCCGACGCGGCCACATTTGGACGCTCAAGGGCTTCCCGCTCGACGCATATCAGCGCATCGATTTGCCCCGAGGCAAGACGCGCAGCGTCGATATGATCGAGTACGTCAGCGGCGGAAACGTACTGATACTGACGGGGCCGACCTCAGGTTCGCCGTTGGGTGACGATTGGCAAGAGGACTTGAGGGGCGACGATGGCGGAACGATTATGCCCCCGCGCGGGCAATCGTGGCCAAGCACCGACAGCGATGCCCCGGACCCAGTCACGATCCACTTTACGGCCGGCTGGGAGGTCGCAGAATTGCCGTCCGATATCGTCAACGCCTTGCTGTGGTACGTGCGCACATCCTTGGACGATGCCCGCACCGATCCCCAGAAGACCGAAGCAAACCTTCGCGTGTTTGAGTCTTTGGTGAGCGGCTACCGCCTATCGAGGTTCTACTAATGCGCGCCGGAACCCTAGATCGCCGCATTACGATTGAGCGCAAAACCACTACGCAAAGCGACAGTGGCGAGCCAATCGATACTTGGCATACACTCGCCCAACGTGTGTGGGCAAACGTGTCGCCTGTTCGCGGGGATGAGAGGTTCACGGCACCTCAATTCGCTGCGAAGGAACAGGTCGAGTTCCATATCAGGTGGCAGCAAGCTATCTCCGACCTTACGCCGCTTGATCGCATCGTGTATCCCGCGATTGCGGTCAGTGACCAGCCTGCCCCCACAGCTATCTATGACATAATCTCAGTGAACGAACTAGGTCGCCGTGAAACGTTACAGATCGTCACGTTCCGCAGCGCCGATATATGAGTGAGATCATGTCATGTCGCTGCTGCTGGCCTTCCAGGGCCCTCCAGCCGAAGCCCCAACTCCTGGTTGGATGTCATTTGACGAGGTAGTTCGGAAACCTAGCCACAAGTTTATCAACCTTGAAGAAGTACGAGCACTCGCACCAGCAGTTGCGCCAACGCTTGGTTGGGCATCGGTTGATCCAAATCAGAAGCCTAGCAGGAAATTCGTCGATCTCGAAGAGGCGCGAGCACTCGCACCGGCAGTTGCTCCAACGCTTGGTTGGCTACCATTAGACGTAAGTCAGAAGCCTAGCCGTAAGTTTATCAGTGCTGAAGAAGTACGAGCACTCGCACCAGCAGTTGTCCCAACGCTTGGTTGGTCAACTCTCGACGTAAGTCAGCGGCCCAGCCGAAAGTTCGTCAACCTAGAGGAAGCACGTTCACTCGCGACAATTGCGGTCCCAACGCAACAAACTTTGGGTTGGTTGTCATTCGATGAAGCAGTTCGGAAACCTGGCCGCAAGTTTATAGACGTTGAAGCAGCTCAAACACTTGCACCTCCCACCACTGATGATCTCGGCATGCCACTGAACGACATACGCTCTGCACTTCGCCTGCACTTGCTGGCCAACAGCAATGTCAGCCCAATTATCGATGGTACACGCATGTATCCGGTCGTGCTTCCGCAGGGAGTGACCGAACCGTCGATTGTGTACCACTTGGTATCGGGTATTGGCGACCACACGATGCAAGGCCCGAGTGGCTTGAACCGTCCACGCCTGCAGCTGGATGCCTACGCGCAATCCTATGACGATGCCGTCGAACTTGCCGACCTGGTGAAAGAGGCACTCGACGGGTACTCGGGGCTCATGAGCATCGTGCCGGTGCAGGGCGCCTTTTTCGATACTGAACGCGAAGACTACCAGTCCGACGTGAAGCTGTACCGGGTGTCAAGGGACTACCTGATTTGGGTCGAGGAACGATGAGCATGAGCGACCGCACGAAGGCCGACGATCTCGACAAGCATGAGGATGTCGTGGCCGCCCGCGATGCCGCGCAATCGCGCGTGGATGCGGTCAAGAAGAACGTGCGGCTCCGCACTGCCATCGGGTCGTTGCCCGAGTCCGATCTCGAAGAACTACACGAGCTGCTTTCCAATTGGATGCAAGCGCGCATGGCGCTGAACTTCAAGCTCGCGGCCATCATCGATGAAGTCGAGGGCGATTAGCCCTCTATCGGTGCGCTAAGGGTGCCAGCGCCCCGGCCCCCTGTCTATGCACGTCAACACCGCTCGTCGCTGAAATCGGCACCCATACACGGTGATTTTCGATGTCTGTCACCATGAAAGTGGAGGGCTTCAAGGAGCTGGACGAAGCGCTTACTGAACTCGTCAACACGGTGGGGGTTTCGCAGGCGACGGGCAAGAACCTCGCGCGGCGCGTGCTAACGCGTGCCGCTGAACCTGTCGCAAGTGCAGCGGCATCATCAGCGCCAGTTGCCTCGGGTACTCTGCGCACGTCGATCACTGTCGGCACGCAGTTGTCTCCGAGGCAGCGCAAGTCGTCACCCAAGGTATCGCCGGTCGAAGTGTACGTCGGCGCCGGCCCACTGCCCCAGGCGCACATGCAGGAGTTCGGTACGGCCCACAACGCCCCGCAACCTTTCATGCGGCCGGCGTGGGACGCGAACAAGGGCACGGCGATTGAGACCATCAAGTCCGGCCTGTGGTCGGAGATCAAGAGGGTCGCAGCACGTGCTGCACGCAAGGCCGCACGGCTCGCGGCGAAATCATCGTAAGGAGAGTGAACTGACATGACCACACAAGCGCAGATTGGCTTCGGCACGCTGTTCCAGCTGTTCGAGAGTCCCAATTGGACGACAGTCGGCGAGGTGACCAGCATCAGCATGCCGCCCCTGCAACGGGACGCAATCGAGGCCACGCACACGGAGAGCACCGAGGGCTGGCGCGAGTTCATTCCTGGCCTCAAGAACGCGGGCGAGGTCAAGGTCGAAATGAACTTCGTCCCCGCCAGCGACAGTGACCAGAAGCTTCGCAACACCTTCGATACCGAGGTGCTGCAAAACTTTCGCATCGTCTTCGATACCCCGCTGTCGCCGACCGAAGCCATCACCTTCGAGGGCATCGTCACGAATTACGAGGTGACGGGGCCGATTGCGGACAAGATGACGGCGAGCGTGACAATCAAGGTTTCGGGCAAGGCCACTTGGGGCGTGCCCTAATAGCGGAGCTACAAGTAATGGCTAACCCTCACAAGGGCGAGGTCGAATTCTCGGCTGGCGGCAAGACTTACAAGGCCGTGTTGAATACCAACGCAATGGCCGCTCTTGAGAAGGAGCTTGGGCAGCGAGTCCACAGTCTCGAGAACAGCCTGACGACAACACGTGCTGTGCTGTGGGCCTCGCTTCGCAAGCATCACGCCGACGTGACGCTGGAAGCAACCGGCGACCTGATGGACGAGCTTGGGTTCTTCAAGGCCGGCGATCTGGTGAGGGACATATTCACCCTCGCATTCCCGGTCGCCGACCCTTTATCCGACAAGCCGACCAGTCATTAGCATGGGATTGGTCAGGCCTGTTGACCAGCTGGCTGTCACTCGGCTTGTCGGCTGCCGAGTTCTGGGACGCGACCCCTCGCATCCTGCACCTGACATTCAAGGCGCACGATCTTCGTTTGCAGCGGGAGCACAACGACCGCGCTTGGCTCGCGTGGCATACGGCGTACCTGCATCGGGTCACGCGCATGCCACCACTCTCAGAGCTGTTGTTCAAGCCGCAGAGTCGCGCGCAGACACCCGAGCAGATGCGCGAGATCGGGCTGATGATCTACCGGACCTTCGGAGGTTCAAAGAAGAAGTACGATGGCTGAGCTGATTGGCGCGCTTCGTGTAGCACTGGGCCTGGACAGTGCGGCATTCGAGACCGGCACCAAGAAGGTGCAGTCCAGTCTCACTCGCCTTGAAGCCGACTTCGCGAAGATGGGCGCTGCCGTCTCGCGGTTCGCCGGCTTGTTCGGCGTGGCGCTCAGTGCTGGCGCGCTGGTGCAATTCACCCAGCAGTCGCTACAGGCTGCTGCAGCACTTGGCCGTGTAGCAGAACAGGCTGGCATTTCGTCCACGCAACTGCAACAGTTGGCGTTCGCGTTCCGTGACACGACCGTCAATCAGGAGCAGCTGGCGCAGGCATCGGCTACGCTTGCAAGGAACCTGTCGGAGTTGCAGACAGGCACGGGCGGGTTCCTGTCGTTCCTGCGCAACTCTGCACCCCATCTCGTCGAGCAGTTCCGCAACGTCCGCAGCGTTAGCGAAGCCTGGTCGCTTCTTGCCGATGTACTGCAAGGGTTGCCGAACGCGCACGACCGGGTGCGGGTCGCACAAGCCGCGCTAGGTGAAGCCGGTGCCCGCGTCGCCAACATCATGGGCCAACTCGGCTCGCAAGGGCTGCGTCGGGCCGGAGATGAAGCGCTACGGCTTGGGCAGGTGATAGATGAGCACACGATCAGGGCATCCCGTGACCTTGAGCTACGGTTCCGTGAGCTATCCACGGTGCTCAGTGAGAATTTCGCTCGCGCCGCAATTGCGGCTGCCGAGGCAATCGGTCTACTGGCACGACCTGTCACGCTCGACAGCCTGAACGCCGAGTTGAGACGGCTCGCGGGGATAATGGACTCTCTTCGCGTGCTTGGCCGTGACACGACTAGCGTCCAAGCTCAGTACAACCGTGTACTGGAGCAGATGCGGGATCTTTATAGGCCGCTGGTAGCGCTTATGGGGCAAGTGGGTACGGCGCGCATGAGCGATGCCGAAGCCACCCGGCTCCAGTCTAACGCTGTCGCCCGTGCCAACGAACAGTTGCAGGCGTACATGGATCGCCTGCAAGGTACGCCTGTCTTCTTCGACCAGGCCGGTCTATCGGCGCTGGCCTACGGAGACCGTGTTGCGCAGGCCGAAAGGCTGATAGCTGCGGCCACTGAGGACTCAGGCGCCGTCGCGGCACGCGTGGCGGCGATGAAGCTACAGCTGGCGAGGCAAGAACAGCAGGCGATCTTGCAGACCGCCAGCATGGCCGCTCAGACGATCACGATGCTGTTCCCCAAGTCTAAGGGCGCCGCGATTGCAGCCGCAGTCATCAACACAGCAGTCGGCATCACGCGCGCACTCAGTGAAGTGCCGTGGCCGTGGAATTGGGTCCAGGCCGGTTTGATCGCGGCGCAGGGTGTCGCGCAGATCGCAGCGATCCGCAGCGCGAGTCCGTCAGGTGGTGGCTCGGCGCCCACCGTCAGCGGGGGTGGCGGCAGCGCGGGTGGTGGTGTCGGTGACGCCGGAGCCGCGCGGGCACCGACGCTCATCAGCATTCAAGGCATCGACCCCAGCGACATATTCAGGGGTGACCAGGTCATCGGTTTGATCGGCCAGCTCAATGCCGCCGTGCAGGACGGCAACGTGCTGATCAGCACGCGCAATCTCGGCCAGGCACGCAACAGGTAAAAGATGCCAGTCGTAATATCAGAAGAGCTGGTTCTATCAGCGGTCAGCGTGCAGTTGAACACGCCCGTGTTCCTGTGGCGCTCCTACGTCACGCCCTCGCTGATTGAGGCCGGGCTCGTCAACACGCCTACAACCGACCCGACAGACCCAGACTTCCCCGAGGCCAACATGGCGGGGGCGACAACGGAGACGCGCTGGCAGGTCGAGACGGCGTTTCTCATGGACGACTTATTCGTCCGCATCGATCTCGACGGTTTGCGAGAGGTCGATTCCCTCGGTATCGCGCAGCACAATCTCGGCACCAATCAGCGCATTGTGCAGGTGTTCGGCGCCACGGTGGAGGACAGCAACGGCGACCCGATCTACTTCGAGATCGTGGAACAGCACATATTCGCGAACGACGAACCTTTGTTGTTCGAGTTCGTCGGCGCCAACTACATCTCGCTGAAGCTGGTTCTGACG